CGATAATGTTCTCAATGAGAATCATTTCTTCCTTATTACGAGGGAAGAATTGGTAAGCCATAGCGAACGAACGGAAGTCAACACCATTGAATAGGAGTTCTGTACGTGGGTTTGGAGCAACACCAGCAAGCGCTTGAAGACCGGCTGCGTTAGGAGTTGACAGAGCCAGGGCAGCGCCTGCGGAACCTAGTCCTTCGCCCGCAGCGCCGCCAGCACGAAATGCGTTCTTCAGACGATCAATAGTTGGTGTACCGGCAGCTGAGTCTTCAGAAATAGATTGACCGAAAGCCTTAACAGCATCGATAACCTTTCCAGCACCTTCAGCACCAATGGCGAAGTTCTTCAGATCAGCAACACCATAGATCATCGAGTACTGAGTCTTGATGTCGTTCGGCATATGCATCATGATGGCCTTCTTAAGACGTTTACGTCCCTTTTGAATACCAATACCAGATGCGGAAAGAAGAGCAACAGGGACGGTTGCTAGCGCGCCGGACGCAGCGCCACCAATGGCCGATCCGATGAAGTTACCACGAAGGAAAGAACCAATAGCACCAAGACCAGCACCAGCCAAAAGGTTTTGGCCCAGAACACCAGCGACTGCTTGTGCTTCCGTTAGATTTGATTCTTGAATGGAGCTGGTTACACGCTTGTCATAGTCCTGAACATAGTCGTTCGGGCCGAGTGCGTTTCCGCCAACGTCTAGTGGGCGAGCAGAGTCGGAGACGTTGATGTAGAAGACGACGAAGTTTGAACCATAACGTTCGTCATTTGAGAGAAGGTCTTGTGGGTAGACCATGTCAGACACGTCATATTTGTCTGAGTTGAATGTTCCATCGATTGATCGGTCGTTGGTGGAACTTTGTTCATCGATCTTATTGTCGATCTTGCGTACATCTGCTTGGTTTGCCATTGGTTGCCCATAGTGTTCTTACCACTATTTAGGGCTGCGAATGGAATTAACCAAACTGATATGCGGCGATACTTCCGATCACGACGACAGTGATCAAGAAAACAAATGGCATCCGGTAGGCGAATTTGACGATGAGGACCATCGCCCCAATAACGCCAACCACCGAAAGACCCAACATAAACCAGCCGAGAGCTGTACCCATTTGCGCAGTCATGATTTTCCTCCAAAGTAATAGAAAGCCAAACAAAATCCTATGAACATAAACAGCATAGCCGTCTTCGGGAACTTAACAGTTAGGAAGAAAATTTCAATCAAAATTACGATGGTAAAGATTGAAATTCCCGCATAGATGATAAGTTCATTTCCGGTCATAGATCTCCTTGGCTGATAACCTAGTTTGCGCCAGTTTGATCAAAAAGTAAAGCGGAATGATAAATATGATCATGGCTAAAACAAGAACCAAAAACAAATATCATCAAGGCTACTTCGTTCCAACAAACCCGAAGAAGTATTATGGTGAGGTCAATGAGATCGTTTTCCGTAGTTCTTGGGAATTACGTGCCATGAAATGGTTTGACTCAAATCCCGGCATCCTTAAATGGAATTCGGAAGGATGCGTGATATCTTATGTATGCCCGACGGATAACAAACCTCACAGATACTTCATTGATTTTGCCGTTCAATCTGCGCGTCGCGACGGAACCACTCAAATTATCCTGGTAGAAATAAAGCCGGCTGCTCAGAGAGTTGAACCTAAATACCCTGGTAGACAGACAAAATCATATCAAGCTGCCTGTCTAACATACCTAAAGAATAAAGCCAAGTGGGCTGCGGCGAAGGCATACTGCGCCGAGCGCGGTTGGCAATTTGTTATCCTAGACGAATACGATCTGGGGATTAAACCGAGACCTCTGAATGGCTGATAATATCGCCCAACTGCTGAAGAAGAATCATTATGAACTAGAAGCTATTCAACGTAATAGCTCCATTTGGTTCGAGACTCAAGCATTCAACTTGTTCGAGTACAACAACGTTACTGCAAAACAAGCTCTGCAAGGTGATGCGCGAAAACTTAAGACGACCTTCGATTTGGGCTCAATGTATTTCTTCATGTATGAAGCGAAGCATGCAGATAAGCTCCCTTACTATGACATGTTTCCTCTAGTGCTTCCTTTCAGCGTGACCAAGACTGGTTTTGTTGGATTGAATCTTCACTACCTTCCATACGATCTGCGTATTCGTCTTCTGTCAAAATTGCAAGAGTTCCGTACAAGCAACGCTCTAACTCCACAGACGAAAATTCGCTTTCAATGGGATTTACTCCAAGCGGTCGCGCGTGGTAAAGGTTCCAAGGCATGCGTGAAACAATATCTTGGTGAGCAAGTCCGTTCACCTTTCCGCCTTGTTCCGCCGGACGACTGGGCAACTGCATGTATGCTTCCACTTGAAAAGTTCACGGGAAGCGACAAATTCCAAGTTTGGACTGACTCTCTAAGAAAACTATAATGTCACTCAAAGACTTCATCGCCGCTACTCGTCTAATGGGGATCGCGAAGCCGAACCGCTTCACGGTCTACTTTCAAGCACCTAACACTCTTGCGAATGCAGGTCCTTTTGCGCCAAACGCGATGCAGAATATTGCTCTCTACTGCAATCGGGCAACTCTTCCTGGTATTTCGGTATCAACAACACCAATTAGAACAACTGGTGAAGTGATGAATGTCGCGTACGACCGTAACTTTGAGCCATGCACTTTGACGTTCTATGCAGATATTGGTATGAATGCCAAGTTCTTCTTCGAAGAATGGATCAATTCTATCCAAGACCGTGACGATCGCACCTTCGCCTATTACGATGATTACACCATTCCTAAGATGGTTATCGACGTAGAAACCGTTAACAATCAACCAGCATATCGTGTAGAGTTGTATAAGGCATATCCGAAGTCAGTTAGCGACGTAGTTCTGGATTATGCTAACAACGGTCTTATGGAAATCTCGGTCACATTTGAATATCGCTACTGGAAGTCTAAGCAACTTAACGAAGGTTCCGAAACTCCATACAGCCGCGATAACACCGGAAGCATCGGCGATACCTTCCTCAATATGCAGGGTGGTCTAAGTCTCGGACTTGGTAACTTCAGCAAGCAAGGTGGTATCCTGGGTCAAGTAACCCTCGGTACATCTGTTCTGAGTGGACTGATCAATACTGGCCAGCAATCATTCAATACACTGGCCAATTCTATCGGAAATCTGAATAATCTGATTCCGTCGAATATGAGCACCCCAGGTATCGTGAGTTCTATTTCTGGCATGGTCGGACAAGCCACAGGATACGCAAGCCAAACTGGTAATATGGGTATTCAACTTTCCACACCAGCAGGTATCAATATCTCGCCAACGACGCTGACAAGTATCGGTGGAATGCTTGGCAACATCAATACTTCCATTGGACCGGCAGGACCAATAAGTCAATCTATCGCTGCCTTTGCACCAACTTCCACAGCAGCAATTGTATCACAACTAGGAACCATGGGAACCCAACTGAATTCAGTTGGTCAGAATCTTGGTATTGCCAATTCGGCAATCAATTCTGGTATCTTGGTTTCCGCATTAGGAACTAACGGAGTAGCCCCAAATGCCCCTCGAGGATGATCTAGATAAAGAAGAAGCGGCTACCAAAGAAGGTATGTCGCGTTGGATGCGTTCACATTGGCGTCCACTTATGGCGATGCAATATCTCGTCGTTTGTGTGTTCGACTTTGTTGTTGCTCCAATTGCATGGACAGCGTTCCAGGCATATCACCACCAATCACTACTGACCCAATGGAATCCTACGACTCTCGGTTCAGGAGGAACTTATCACCTAGCAATGGGTGCAGTTCTTGGTGTGGCTGCGTGGACCCGTTCAATGGACAAACAAGATGATATGATGCGTGGTGCATATCTACGTGGCCAAAGTGGTGCTGGAATGTATGGAACAGGCAGCTACGGAACGCCTCGCCCCATCGTGCCAGAGAGCGATCCAATCCCACGTAAACCTCTCAATGGGATGGAATAATGACACAACTAGATAAAAATATGAGCGAAATCTTTGATGTAGAACCAACAAAACCGGAAGGTGGAGAGTTGGTCGAAAAGGCTGTAACTGAAATCGTGGAATCGAAGCCAACTGAACTTGTCGAGATTGAGAATCCCGATGATAAGCAGATGGAAGAAGACTTTGCGAAGATGCGTAAGAATCAGGAAGACTTAATTCTGAAGGGAAAGATCGCACTTGATTGTGCCCTTGACATCGTCCAACAATCTGATCAACCTCGCGCGATTGAAGTTTTCTCAACTCTGTTAGGACAGCTATCTAGGATTAACCAGGAAGCTATGGACCTACACGCCAAGCGTCGTGACATTAAGAATGCGCGTCCTGAGTCTCCAGAAGGTCCGAAGACTGTCAACAATACGAATGCTATTTTCGTTGGAACTACTTCGGAACTCAACAAGATGCTCGAACAACTGACAGGAAAGAAGTAATGCTACCAAAGAAGACCCCGACAATGTACGAACTGGTGGTGCCATCAACAGGCGCCAAAATCAAGTTTCGTCCATATTCAATTCGCGAAGAAAAGATGCTAATGATTGCTGAGCAATCTGGCGAAATCAAGGTAATGGTTAACGCTCTAAAGGAAATCATTACAGCTTGCACAGAAGGCAAAGTAAACGTCGAAGAACTTGCAATTTTCGACCTGGAATATTTCATGGCCAAGCTTCGCTCGAAGTCTGTCGGTGAAACGGTTCGTCTGCAATTTGATTGCGATAAGGACCCAAAGCACGATAAGGCAGTGGTCGACATGGATCTATCCAAGATCGAAATCATTCGTACCGAAGGCCACAAGACAGTTATCCCTCTGTTCGATGATGTTGGTGTTATTATGCGCTATCCAAACATCGAAATGATCGAGGCGCTTAATCAGATTGAAGATAATGAAGAGATCATCTTTGGAATTATCTACGACTGTATAGACACAATCTTCGATAAGGAAGAACTGCACAAGGCCGTTGATCAGAAGCCAGAAGAAATCGCTGCCTTCATCGATAGTCTAGAAAAGCACGAGTTCAAGAAGCTTGAACAGTTCTTTATGACTATGCCGAAGTTTGAACATACGATTACATACAAGTGCCCAACTTGTGGCGCCGAACACACTAAGCACGTTAAGGGATTCGAGAATTTTTTCTGATAGCGCTCGCGCATGAGAATCTGTTCAACTTCTACAAGACTAATTTCTCGATGATTCATCATCATGATTGGAATCTAACTGAACTAGAGGACATGTTGCCTTTTGAGCGCGAAATCTATGTAGATATGCTTCTGCAACATCTTGAAGAAGAACGTCAGAAAATACAAGCCTCCAAACAATAAGAACTAAAATGGACAAGATTCTAGCACGTCGCCCCAACATTAAGGATTACGTTGATCACGTAATGCCCGAACGTACAATGGGCATCTATGACAATACCTGGGGCGCAGGTATGTATGGTGCCTTCTATAGCCCACGCAACACTCGCCGTTTCAATACGACAGATCGTAATGGGGAACGCAATGCCAAACTCCATGCTAAGAAGGTTGAGGATGCGCTGGCCAACTCCCGCGACTACCTGCAAGATATTCAGAAGTCTCTGTCCGAAAATCTCAAGACAATCACTCGTGGTTTGCTGGGGATTAAGAGTAAGGAAGACGTGCATCGTGGCAAGGGGCGAATTGGGACCGAAGACCGCGATGAAATCCTAAAGACCATTCTCGGAAAGCCAACTTACACCACCAAAACACAATTTCGTCGTGGTGAAGCTATTGCCGCTCGCGACGAACTTCTTCACCGATTTAGCAAGCGTGGTGTTTCGGATATGCTTTTTGGTGCGCCACAGGAAGGTTCAGCTCGTGCAGCTGGGCGCGAATACGATGATGCTCTGAAGCAATATCAGAAGGATCGTATGATGCTGCAAGGAAAGCAGCTGATCGAAACATACGGATCGAAGCGTGGCGCTGAAAAGCAAATCGCCAAAGACTTCAAGGTTCAACAAGATATCGGGCGTCAGATTGCTGAGACCAATAAGGAAGTTGAACGTCGCCGTAAGAACGGCTGGAACGATGCAGACATTAACTCGCCAGAAGCAGGAAAGATGTTAGATCGTCTCAACGGTCTTATCGATCAATTCGCCAAGTACGATCCAACGCACACTGGTCGCTATCTGGAACGTGATGTAGACCCAAAGAAGAAGCCAAAGGACATGACACTTCCTTCGGAACGCTTCCGCGCAAATCAAGCTGTTTACAAGGGCGGTGAACGTGAAGATAAGATCGGACCAGCACCGAAGGCTCTAATCAAGTCACAAGAAGAAGCTGACCTTGAGTCGGAAGAGCAACATAAGAAGGATCAGGAAGAACAAGTTAAGCAAACTGGTCTTCTGGAAAACATCAAGGACGCTCTAACGAAGAAAGATAAGGTTGAAGGATATAGCGATGGTAAGCCTGAAGGCATTGGTTGGCTGTCTGACCTTCTCAAACCTCTTTCTCTCATTGGTAACTTAGCCAAGGGGCTTATGGGCGTTGCGGGTACACTACTTACGTCCCTGGGTGGCCTCGGGCCGATTCTTGCCACTCTTGGCGCGGTCCTAGTACCGTTGGCCGCAGCGGCTGCGCTATTGGGGCTTGGCAAAGCAGAGAAAGAAAAGATCGAAGCAAATCCTAATGCTCCTGAGTACAAAGATAATGCCTATGCGATGAAACTTCGTGGTGAGGCAACTTCGGTTGGCCAAGCTGCTCAAGTCAACACACAGAAAGCACTTCGTAATCTAGCACCTGGTGTGGCCAAGCAACTTCTTGAAGAAGGACAGCAAGACGAAAATGGTATGATTGATGGATACACCATGGACCAGCTGATGGACATGCGTGACGGAAAGAAGCCATCGAATATGCCAGATACACCATTGGCTAAGAAGGCTAAGTTGGAAGCGGCACAGATTAAGCCTGTTCCGGCCAATACTGGAACCAAACTTAATGATGCGTCCATTGCGAACGCAGATGCCAAGAGAGAATCAAGTAAGCCATCGGTCACTGTTGTTGCACCAAGTACGACGAATAACAATTCATCGACGGCAGCTCCACCAGCGCCGATGCCACCTGTACGAAATACTGATACGACAATGACAGATTATGTGAGACGTCGTTACGCGAGCTAACGAAAAAGAGCCCCTCGGGGCTCTTTTGTTTTACTTTCGTTTAAGGCGCAAAGCCCCAAACCAGAAATCGATACGAATAAACCATTTGGAATCATGCTGGCCTAAACCAGCACGGACCATTCGGTTTCCCTTTTTCAAGGGAAAGAAGTCAATCATTAGTCGTCTTCAGCCAGACCACGGAAGAACGCGAGACTGTCATCGTCATCTTCGCTGACATCAGCTGCAGGAGCTGGTCGAGAAGGCTTCGATGGAGCAGGTGCTGCGCGAGATGGTGCTGGAGCAGCAGCCGAAGGCAGATCATCCTTATCAGCTGCACGAGAAGCCGGAGCGTCTTCGTTCATAACCGACAGGTACTTCGCCTTCAGTTCATCGTACGACTTGAACTTGGTTGGATCAACGAACTCATCCAGTGGAATGATCTTCTCAGCCACCTTCAGAATTTCTTCATCCTCACCAATTGGAGCCGGCTCAGCGAACACCGAGCTGTCGTAGTTCGGGAAGCCTTCGACCTTCTTCATACGGAGCTTGAAGTCAGCGCCGTCCCAGTAGTCGAACACGTTCACCGGTGCTTCGTCAGCAAAGGTTGGTTGTGCCTTATCCATGATCTTGTCGAAGATTTTCTTACCGAACTTGAAAAGCATAACCTTTCCTTCGTTCTCAGGATGCTTCGGATCAGTAACCACCAAGATATTGGCGATATACTGCAGCTTTCGCTTTTGCTTCTGAGCAATCTTCTTGTTTTCTTCGATGCCGCTATTCCACAGCTTCGAGTTTTGTTCACCAACGTAGTCCGTCAGACCAATGGTCGACAGAGAGTTTTCGATGTACCACTTGCCGCCAGGTCCCTGGAAAGCGTGGCTGAAAACCTTGACCCATGGAAGGCCATCACCAGTTACGTTGAGGAAGCGAATCGTAGCAGAAGCATTCCCGGCTTTGTCAGCTTCAAGCTTCCAAAAACGGTCGTCCTTATACGAGCCCTGGCCAGGGTTAGCGATCTTGTCGAAAGCTGTGTTAATCTTGGCGAAAGATTGGCCGCGCATTTTGCGCAATACATTGATGTCCATATTATCCTAGTGTATAGTTGTGTAAGAGTATTGTTTGTCATAATATAGAAGTGTAAAATAGCCCCTCACGTTTGGGGCTATCTATTTAGTATACCTGAAATTTCTAGGACTGGCTAGCTTCAGACGTACTATGTTCCAGCAAAGCTCGGAGCCGTTTGACCTCAGTGAGTAGTGCGAACATTACTTCGTCCTCATCCGCTCCGATCAACTTACCAGCTTCCCACATTTCAGCGATACGAATTGCACGTTCAATGTCCATCATGTTCCTCAAGATGGGAAACGCCACGGGCCATACAGAAGCCCATCCACGCATATTCTACATGGGCTGCCTGGTAATATTTATATGGCGAACGAGTCAGCTGCCAGTTGTAACGCTTGGCCTGGGTCTCGAATTCTTCACGGATGGTCATATTAGTCTCGAAGATATTTCTTCTCAGTCTCGTTGTCTAGATATACGTCGTCATCGGGAATGAAAAACGTTTCACGACCCTTTGGTTGGATATACTCATCGTACGAGTCGGCATCATGCTCGTTAAGAGTTCTCATACCGACACCCTTTTGGTTAGGGCGATGCTTGACTTTCTTTGGCTTCTTATCTTCGGTCATACCACTATTTGCAGGTCGTCCTTAAACGACTCGATTACCTTCTTCACTCGATCCTTGTTAAATTTGACGAAACGTTGAGACTTGTCTATACGACGAATCTGATCTTCGAACAGGAACGACATTGAGCCTTTCCAGTCCTTCAGATAATTTAGCTCCGAATTCAAAATCACCATCGACTGAAGACAGATATGCCCTCCAAGATACATATTGAGTAGTAGTGGTGGGCTAGCGCCCTGGAACTGAAGCAGTGCGTTGGTCGGAATCTTACGCTTCACAGCGAAATCTTGTACATTCTCAAGTTCCATTTCAAGCAAGTGTGTCGCACTTTGGCTACGCTTTGTCCAAGTCGTAAAGAGTTGGTCGGCGAGTTCTTGATTGAAAACGAAATTGTCATTACCCGCAGCAATGTTTGCGATCATGTAGGTCATCAGTTCGGGAACGTTGGTAAAACGTTCCGCAAACTTCTCCCACAGATAATGCTCGTTACGCTTAAGAAAAATTGCCTCGGGGACAGGTACACGAGGCGCATCGAAGACCGAATAACGATCTTCAGTGAAATGTTTCTTTAGCGCGAGGTAATGCTGATAAGCACGGTGTCCGTTCAATCACATTCCCTCTAGAGAAGCAACTTGAGGCAGATGACCAGTGGCCCGGAGTTCGACAGCCAACTTGTCCTTAAGAGACTGGCTCACCATCGACTTGATGTCATCCGGTTCGAGATTATGCTCGTCACAATACGCAAGAAGCGCATCTGTGAGAGACAGGTTATCGTCATACGCACGCTGTTCAATGTGCGTAGAGAATTCATTTGCTGAGGTAAACATCACTCCCATTTCCCGCGGAACACGTAATTGATCGGATCGATCTCGAAGCCCATAACAGGAAAGAAGTCCAGAAGGAAAATCTTCTTCCATCCGAAATCACCTGCTGCTATGAGAAAGTCTTGAGGCTTCGCCATCGCACGGGAGACTGCCTCATAAGTCTTACCGTCGTGCTGAAAGATAGGAGTGGCCACTCGAATAACTTCGAGACCCTCTGCCTTCAACATATCTTGGAATTGGTCTAGATTCATACTTTCGCCAGAAAATAGTTAACGCTCTTAATGAGTCGTTCCACTTCACCATACTCTTCGTGTTTCTTACGATAGAGGACCCACTTGGGATCATTCGATGGAGTGAGAGGGTTCGACATCTTTTCGTCGAACTTTTCCAGGAACATGTCGATGAACTCGCTGAGCTTCTTTCGTGTATTTAGTAGCTCTTCGAGAATGTCTTCAAGCTCCTTACAGGTCCCATAGTTGTATGCTTGGGAAATTCGCGCGTCCATCTTCGTATACATTAAATCTGTTCTCCTGGTACAAAGCCACGGAAAGTCTTCTTACGCGGGAAGCGTAGAGAATACTCGCCATTCTGATTTTGGGTTATCGCGTCAGCCTCGACTTCCATAAGGACACCGATCATTTCGTCCCGGATTCTCCAGAACCGTTCACGCTCTTCATCACTGAAGCCGCCACCGCAGCTTACCTTGATTATACGCCCATTGTCAACGCATTCACAGAGGAAAGCGCCAAGAACGTCCCTATATTTTGAGTCGGGCTTACCCTGTTCGTAACCAGTGATGGTCATGGTAAGCTCGATCGTTGGCTTCTTTTTCAGCCAGGCATGCGAACGTTTCGTCTCATAGTAGCCGTTCGGCTCCTTGATCATGATACCTTCGTAGCCACCTTCGATAGCCTTCTCGTTAATCTCACGAAAACGCTGCTTTCCTTCAGGGGTGCTCAGATTCACTTCTTCGAAACCAACCGATTCAACATTAGGAATGCTGGGCTTGAAATGTTCGATGTATTGGGCCAATCCTTCGCTACGTTCCTTCTGGCGCAGCTTGGACTTGCCAGCGCGAAATTCGGATAGCGGGAGAGCGTCGAAGACGAAGTAGACAGCATCGTCAGTATCCACGTCAGTCTTACGCTTGAATTGTTTCATCAAGTCCTGGAAAGACGAGGACATCATTTCACCATCGAACACATGTGGCTCAGGAAGATGACGGGCAATAGCCGAGAACTGTGATGCGATCTTCGGGAAGTTTTCGAGCTCCTTACCGTTACGCGAAGTCTGGATTACGTGGCCATCCGGATAAACGAAGGTAAGACAGCGGGCACCATCAAACTTAAGGTCGATCATCTTCTTACCGACCAACTTCCCTTCATGATCCTTCGAGTCATGGGCCAGCTGACACCCGAAGACTGGAATGATCAGATCAGGAAACTTCTTTACGGCCTTGTTCACCGTAGTTTCGCTGAAGCCAGCATCCAGCTTCTTCATCAGAATTGGCCGATACCAACCATTCCATTGGTCATCGGTCGATTGACGCATCATCAGTTCGATCTGAGTCTTGGCGTCGTCACCGGTCAGTTCGCGCTTGATAAGCTGATCGCAAAGACCTTTGAACAGCTCCATAGAGATGCCCGGACCAGCTGGATGGCCATTACGGACCGGAACCTTCTTCACACCAAAGGTGTCGAAGTTATCCAGGGCGAGACGGATTCCGGTAAAGAAGTCCTTATTTCCCGCAGCGGCGACCGCCGCAATAGTCGCCTCCTTGAATAGCTTCGAGTTGTCGGAAGCGATATATGCCAGGATAGCCTCCGGCGACATATCTTTATAGTGATGGTTCATACGAAACCAACCTTATTTGCAGTTTGCTTGTGGGTAACGGGAGCCAGGCTTTGGGTGTGGAACAGTTCGGCCAGCGAATAGGTCTTTTTCTCAACGACCGGCATCTGGATACCGAGCTTCTTAGCCAGGCTTTCAGCGCGTTCGGCCTTGAGTTCTTCGAAGTTCACCACATCGAAACAACGACCGGGACGTACCAGAGCCGGATCCACATCGCGAACAGATGGGAGATTGGTCGAGAAGATCATCTTCTTACCAGCAGTTGTCACCAGACCGTCACCGACATTCAGAAACTTGTGCATCATGTCGTTACCGTCGGAACGGGCACGCAGGAGCGTATCAGCGTCTTCGATAATGAAGACCGAGGCGTCGCCTTCGATGAACTGTGCGAACACGAAGTCCTTAGCCAGCACGGCAGGATCGTAAGTCACGATCGCGTTGCTCTTGGTATGCTGCAGGAAACCACGAATGAAAGAGGTTTTACCAGTGCCGGGCTTTCCGATAAGCAGCAGAATGGAAGCATTGCTGCTCATGAAACGATCGTAATACTCTTCGAGGGTTTCTTCACCCAGGAACGAGTACATCTCGGTCACTGGATTACGGTCCTTACGGAGAGCCACCGAAACAGACGAACCATCACCGCTGTAAATCCACTCGAGATTCGAGTCGGACTCTTCGAAGTTTGCCAGCATCATGGCAACGATACGATCGCAGAACTCGAAACTGCCGTACACGCTGACCACGCAGCCAGTATTGCTGGTGCGGTAGGTGAAATACTGTTCCACTTCTTCGACCTCAGGGTCGTCTTCAACGTAGAGGCCCAGGGAACTTGCGAAGTGAGTTGCCCGGAAGTTATCCAGAGCACCACTGTCCATGAAAGTACGCCACTCCTTACGGGTGCACAGAACCGAAACATCACGGTTTTCGGTATCGAGACCAGCTTCGATACGACGGGCCACGATTGTCGAGGTGATGAAGTCCGTCAGATCGGTGGACGACAGGAATTGACCTTGAGGTGTAGATTGCATAGGTGTTGCGTAAGGATTGACGCCGAAGTTATTGAAACGTTTTCTGGAGCGACGCAGTCGACGTCGAATTCTGTCCACAGTGCCGTCAACTGTTTGTAAAATTCTGTCGATACGATATTGAGTTTCAGGAGATATCGGTTCTTCCATCTTCTCTTTCGATAATTTGAGTCATCTGGTAATCTACCAGGCCTTGGGTGGCAGCAATGAAAGCTGCCGAATCAGCACCCTTGTTAGGGCCGAAGAAATCTTTGGTAACGACTTCGGTCGTTTGCTTCAGGCGATAGCTCGAGCGGAGGCCAAAATCAGCATTGTATTCAGCGTTCATAACAAAGACCGTTTAAGTTTATCAAGCCTTTATTTTAACGCAAAAAGCCCGCTTGCGCGGGCTTTTCTTTACAACTGCTCTAACTTACTTCAAGTTCTTAATCTCATCGACGATGCCTAACTCAAGTGCTTCTTCAGCAGTGAGATAGACGTCTTCGGAAGGAAGAAGCTTCTTACGGATATCCTTTTCAGAAAGACCCGTACATTTCTTGTAGTGATTGATAATTCGCTCCGAGGTCAGATTGAACTCTTTAACGATTGCAAATAGTTCGTGTTCCTTACCAACAGAACCACCAGCAAATTGGTGGGACATGACGCTGGTATTTGGAGTCAAGAAACGCATACCGGCATGCCCAGACATAAGCAAGAAAGTTCCTGCCGATGCTACGCCACCGATACCAATTGTTGCAATAGGAATCGAAGACCCTCGAATTATATCAATGAGTGCAAAGCAAGACAGTAAATCTCCTCCCTGCGAGCAGATTAGCAGTGTCAGCTGCTTTGGGCGTTCTTCCTGAAAATTGCAACTAAGGATCCATTCGATGCATGAACGGCAGGATTCCTGCGTAACATCATCCATGAACAGATAGTAATTGCTTTCCTCACGGTCCACTCCCAACATTTTCGCCACGTTGTTGAACATCTTTCTTCCCATAGAAGACATGGCGTCCCAGCTGAATAGTTCGTTTGAGGTTCCAGCCAGGATTGACGTGAACCGCATGGAAATACAAACTACGCTTGGTGATATCCACCATAGTCCTGTAGTTTATATAGGTCGTCTCGGCAATTGAGTAAATTGCCTTGTACCGATCTGTTTCCCTATTGGTTCGCACCTTCCTAGATGCCCAAGTGAATTGGCCCCTTTCATAGACGACACCGCAGACGGTGTCAGGAAAGCCCTTGGTTATGGTGCGGTTCATCGTCACAAGAGCGACCGCCAGCTTACCTTCTTCAGGCTCACCGTTGGCCTCGTGATAGATGTTATCCGCGAGACATTGAATTTGTTTAAGGTCTAACTCGGGGACCAATTCGGAATCAAGGTTAGCATGTGCTACTGGAATCAGGGTAGTACAGCTGAGGAGGAAGGTTATAATCGATAGTTTAAGATTTCGCAAAACATTAGAAGCCCATACCTAGTCTAAAAATCTTACGCTGCTTAATGAATTCGGGAATCCAATCCTTAGCTTTCTCGATAAAGATCAGAGGCTCTGGCTCATCATCCACACCCATGACGATTACGATGTTAGGTATCTTAACACCGGTTCGTTCCTCATAGGCAAGAGCGTAAGCACCACATTGAGCGAAATAGTTTCCAATTTCGTCTCTACGTTTTAAGCGCCGTGACGTCTTCCAGTCAATTATACTAGGAATATCATCGAAGTCAGCTATCAAATCAACTGTACCGGCGACGCGAAGTATGTCTGAATACAGTCGCTGTTCCACACAACGAATATTGTTGATGCGGGGGAGTGCCTTAAGCATCGTTTGAAACATTTCTTTGTCGAACACGCTGGGTTCAGCAGTTCGATTGAAGAGTACGTCTTCGCATAAGGCATGAATTCGAGTGCCACGAGCTGCTGCACGGGCACTGATTATCTTAGCTTCCTCTGGACCTACCTTACGAACCCAGTCGTCAAGCCAAGGGTTACTCCCGAAGCCAAGAACTGTGGTAACGCTCGGATAGACCTTGCCGTCTACAGTATGATAGACGCGACCATTAGGTCGATTTTCCTGTACAATAGGAGATATTTCAACCGGAGGAAGATGGATATACATGGTTAGGCACCAAAGTAACTCATAGCCGAATAATAACGGTCCTTGCGGTCTTGAAGCCCATTTGTTCCGCCATTAATACGACGGGTAAGTGCTTCAACGTCACGAGTATCAGCCAGAGCATTAAGATTATTGTTAACCCAATACCAGCAAGCGCTGCGCAGAGCATACTCCGGAGTTTGAAGTAGCTCAGGACTGTCAATAAGACGGTCATCGCTGAAGATAAATTGGGAGCATTGGTAATAGTTGTTCTTACCAGTTACCTGAAGAATACCACGACCACGGTACTTCCATCCTTCGCCGGATGCCTCATCACCATTTCCCATGCGGTTCGCGTACACGCGCGAGGCAATAGCTTGTGGCTTGCGAGCATAGGCGTTTGCTAGGTCTGGAGTGAAGTATTTGCGGAAGGTTGCCAGAAGTCCATTGGCGCTGTAGTTCAGATTCTCTACCAGAGCGGTAAAGTCCATAGACTCGTGACCAGTCTGGCTTAGGAACGCGGCGATGCGTTCAGGTGTGTCGATACCATACTCGGGAAGTACAGTCTCAAGGAGTG